GCCACAGCAGAATTAATTACGGCGCACCAATATTCTTTAACCGAATGTGATTTGTTGGTAGAATATGAAGTAGCGAAAGCGCGTTCCGAAATGCAATTGCAATTATCGACGCTTCAAATAAGTTATGACTCTTTGAACGAAAAACACACGCTTTTGATGGATATCAAGAATGATGAAATTAATACCTATAGAGAGATGTCGCTTAAGCAACCAAATAAAAATAATCATTGGTGGCTAGCAGGAGGTGCCGTTGCAGGCATCGGGCTTTCTCTGGGGGTGTTTTATGCCGCAGCAAATATTGTACAATGAAAAACCCTAAGCAAGATCCAGATTATGTTATAAAAATTGAGAAAGCAATCATTGAAAAATATGGTGTAGAGACTGTACGGCACCCAACAAAAGACTGGACACCGGAAAAAGAACAAGAATACATAGAACAACTTAAGCAATTAAATGAAAAAATCAAGAAAATATCCGAAAAGACTGAAAAAGTAGAAGTTCAGGGAGTTTTAATATCAAAAAAACTACTTACTAAAGATAGCAATAGAGTTTGCTCTACCTGCGATATATATTCTTTTAACACCAAGGATGATATTTATATGAATAAACACGATTGCTGCTATCAGTGCTACATTCGATGGATTGATGGCAGGGAAGAACGCTGGGCTACTGGCTGGCGTCCCAATAAAGGAGAAAAATAAATGGCAACAGTTTTAGACATCGTAAGAGGAATTTCACAAGCTGCCGCAAATGCTTATGATGGTGGTCATGATGAAAAATATTCTCTTGACGGCGAGGCGAGGAAGATTGGACTTAAAAGAGAAGAGGGAGATCCCATTATAGATTCTCGCGTCATTGATGGATTCGGGATACGATTCCATGGAGATCTTTTGTGTATTAATTATCAAAGCGATATCAAATTAAAAGATGTTTATGCAGGAGATATCGAAGCAGATGTTGAAGACATGATCCAGAATGTTGCCAATTTTCTCAAAAAAGAATATAAGAAAGTTACCGGCGATTCCCTCTCCTTAACCCCGGCAACCGAAGTAGACGTATTGGTCCAGAACACCTCAAAAGTGCGCGTATTTGTTACAGGTAAGCGACATTATAAAATCGGAAATCTCGATGGTGTCATCCCAGTTGGGGAACCTTCCGAGGAGAGATTGGACAAATCTATTCGTGATTTCTTGGCTCTTGGCAAATGGCGCAGAAACAAATAAAACAATGATTAAATGTCGTTTGAACTTACAAAAAATGAAATTTTAAAAGAGATCTTAAAAAGCGGTAAAGATCCGGTTTATTTTATTAACAGTTATGCAAGAATTGCCCACCCCCTTGACGGGCTAATCCCGTTTAAGCTCTACCCATTTCAGGAAGAGCTATTAAGGGATTTTAATAATCATCGCTTCAACGTTATTCTGAAAGCGAGACAGCTAGGCATTTCCACTACAACTGCTGCATATATTGCATGGATGATGCTTTTCCATCGCAATAAAAACATTCTTGTTATTGCAACCAAGTTCCAGACCGCAGGCAATCTAGTAAAAAAAGTAAAGCATATAATTAAGAATCTGCCACCGTGGATGCAGATAGCAAATATTACAATTGATAATCGAGCTTCATTTGTGTTGTCAAACGGATCAGAAATAAAAGCCTCGTCCACATCTTCTGATGCTGGTCGTTCTGAATCTCTATCACTATTAGTTATTGACGAGGCGGCACACGTTGAAGGGTTAGACGAACTATGGACAGGGCTATATCCCACACTGTCTACGGGTGGTCGATGTATCGCCCTTTCAACCCCAAATGGAGTCGGAAACTGGTTTCATCAAATATACGCAGACTCTGCTCAGGGACAAAACGATTTCTATCCTACTGTTTTACGTTGGGATGTTCATCCCGATAGAGACACAGAATGGTATGAAAAAGAAACTAACAATATGTCTCGCAGACAAATAGCACAAGAACTAGAGTGTAACTTTAATATGTCTGGTGAAACGGTTATCCACCCAGACGATTTGGACTGGATGAACACGCAGATTAAAGAACCACAATACCGAACAGGCTTTGACCGTAATTTTTGGATTTGGGAAAAGGCGATAGAGGGATCCAGCTATCTTCTTACCGCTGATGTTTCCCGAGGCGACGGCAAGGATAGTTCGACACTTCATGTTCTAAAACTAGACACTATGGAAATTGTTGCAGAATATCAAGGAAAACCAACTCTTGATGCATATGCAGATATGCTTAATAGTATTGGGCGCGAGTTTAACAATGGTATGATTGTTGTTGAAAACAATTCTATTGGGTTTGCAGTATTAACAAAATTGCAAGAATTGGGTTATAATAATATATATTTTTCTATTAAATCTACTCATGAATATGTTGAGCAGTTGCAGGGAGAAAATATGTCTAATGCTGTTGCTGGTTTTTCTACCACATCAAAGACTCGTCCATTGATTATTGCAAAGATGGAAGAATTCATTAGAAATAAACTAATTACTGTATACTCTTCCAGAATGGTTAATGAATTAAAAACCTTTATTTGGCACAATGGTCGCCCTGAAGCTATGAAAAGTTATAATGATGACCTAACTATGGCTTTAGCGATTGGTTGCTGGGTTCGAGATACAGCTTTTGAGGCAGGCAAACTAGATCAAGAATATAGAAATGCATTTGTTAACTCTATGTTTGTTGCGTCAACAAAAATAAACAATCAGATCAAAGGACAAGAAGGCTATCGAAGCGATATGGATCTTAAAGGCAAAGAACAGCAAGCAAAAGATATGATCCAAGAATTTGGCTGGCTTTACAAAGGATAACATAAATGGCAAAAAACAAAAACAACCCAAAAAATAATCAGTCTGCTCTTTTTAAGCAGTTAACTCGATTGCTCTCTGGTCCGCTTATCAACTACCGCACGCAGACAAGTAGAAAACTTCGTCGCGTGCAGTTAGATAAATTTAAGTTCCAATCAGCCGGTGGACTAAACTTTAAGAAGTCATCGTATAATCCTTTTGAGCAACTAAGCACGGCGATCATGGCAAACCAGCTTCGTGCCGAACGATATCAAGATTTTGAGCAAATGGAGTATACCCCGGAGATTGCTTCTGGGCTTGATATTTACGCAGATGAAATGACAACTTCTTCAGAGCTTCAGCCACTTTTGGCTATTAAGTGTCATAACGAAGAAATTAAAGCAGTGCTCCATGAGTTATATCATACTGTTTTAAATATTGATTTTAATCTTTTCGGCTGGTCGCGCACCATGTGTAAGTATGGCGATTTTTTCTTGTATTTAGATATTGATGAACGACTCGGAATTCAATCTATTATAGGTTTGCCAACGCACGAGATTGAGCGATTGGAAGGAGAAGATAAAAACAATCCAAAATATGTCCAGTTTCAGTGGAATTCTGGTGGGCTAACTTTTGAAAACTGGCAGATTGCACATTTTAGAATCTTAGGCAACGATAAATATGCCCCCTATGGCACTTCGGTCCTTGAGCCCGCTCGAAGGATTTTTCGTCAACTAATTCTTCTTGAAGATGCGATGATGGCATATCGTATTGTTCGCTCCCCCGAACGTCGTGTGTTTTATATTGATGTTGGTAATGTCGCGCCCAACGATGTTGAACAGTATATGCAAAGAGTTATGACGCAAATGAAGCGAAATCAAGTTGTTGATGCCAGCACAGGTCGTGTCGATTTGCGCTATAATCCAATGAGCACCGAAGAAGATTATTTTATCCCTGTCCGTGGTGGCGTCTCTTCTAAGGTCGAAACATTAGCAGGCGGCGCTTATACCGGTGATATTGATGATGTCCAATATTTAAGAGATAAATTATTCTCTGCCCTTAAGATCCCTGCTTCATATTTATCGCGAGCCGAAGGAGCAGAAGAAGACAAGACCACACTCGCTCAAAAAGATGTTCGATTTGCCAGGACAATTCAAAGATTACAGAGAGCCATTATTACGGAGTTAGAAAAGGTTGGTATTATTCATCTTTATACACTTGGGTATAAGGGTGCCGATCTTATTAGTTTCAAGTTATCGCTGAGTAATCCATCTAAGATCGCGGAGCTTCAAGAGCTTGAGCATTGGAAGACAAAATTTGATATTGCTGCATCTGCCACAGAAGGGTTCTTCAGTCGGCGCTGGGTCGCAGATCACATTTTTAACTTATCCGAGGAAGAATTCCTAAGAAATCAGCGAGAAATGTTTTTTGATAGGAGACTCGATGCAGAGCTTGAACAAATCGCTACAGCCATGGAGGGCGCAACCGGGGGACTCGGAGGCGAACTCGGCGGGGGGCTCGGAGGCGGACTCGGAGGCGAACTCGCAGGCGAAGAAGATTTACTTGGAGGCGACGAAGACTTGCTTGGCGGCGAAGAACCCGCTGGCGAAGAGCCCGCTGGCGAAGAAGAAACGCTTTTGGCAGCCCCCGGAAAACGCGATGATAAAAGACGTAGAGGAAAAAGCGGACCAACAAAAAGAAGAATCCGGGGCGATGCTTTCCCAGAAACGAATACCCCCAGAAAAAATAATCCAGGCGGCGTAGGATATGAAACCTTGCATCATCTTTCATCTATTGGCGACGAATTTAGAAAAGGCGGTTTATATCAAGAACATCAGAATGATGATGATAATTTAGAAGAAAGACAATTATTTGAGGTAAAACACGAAATAAAGAAACTAATTACAGAACTAGATAATAGCGGGCTAGGGGATACCAATGACGAGAAGAAAGCACAATAAAAAAAGAAACACTGCGTTTTTATATGAAGCTCTTATACGAGAAATGACTAAAGCAGTTATATCGCAAGATAATACGACCAAGCAAACCGTCGTTCATATAATAAAAGAGTTTTTTGCTCCTCGAACCATACTTTCCAAGGAGCTTGTGTTATATAAAACATTAGCAGATACAGACGACCTAGATCCGGTTACCGCAGAAAAGTTAGTTTATCAAGTTCGAGAAGCCCACTCATCATTAAGTAAAAAAGATATCTATAATGCCCAAGGACATTTAATCAAAAAAATAAACACACAACTATCCACAAGTGTATATAATAATTTTGTACCAAATTATAAAAGCATAGCCACACTATCACAACTTTTCGGATCCGGCACCGAAACATACGATATTAAAAAGGGCGTTATTCTAGAACAGCAAATTGTTGCGAACTTAACAAGCAAAAACACAGCATCGACAGAGACAAAAATGAAACCAATTGACAATTTGGTTTTTACGACATTTGCTTCCAAGTTTAACGATACATATTCAGAGGGGTTGCTGAGTGAACAAAAAGAATTATTAAACAGATATATTTTGTCCTTTTCTGATAACGGAATTGATGTAAAAATATATTTAAATGAAGAAATATCACGGCTCCAAAGCGAACTGGTTTCAGCCCTAGGCACGAAAGAAATACAATCAGATACAAACATGCAGGAATCAGTTAATTCAGTCCTATCAATGATCGAAGAGTTTAAAACCACACCAGTGAACAAGGCGCTTGTAGAGAAGGTTTTGAAAATTCAAAACGTAGTCCATGAGATTAAAACATAATGTCTATTAGAGTAATCATACCTCATATTAAAGATAAAATAGGCATTCAACAAGATGTTACTCTTGAAGTAAGAAAAACATTAGGAAACCAATTGGTTGTGTTTGATCATCCAGATGTTGATATTATAATATATCCAGACAGTAAGAAAATACTTGCTCTTGCCAAAACCATAATAAGTGAAGACGTATATGATACTCAAGATAGGTTGTTTCTACTTTTAAGGAAAGAGGGGCTTATTGAACCAGAGAGTGTTAAAGCAGGCTATGTTTATGGGTCAATGGAGGCACAGATGTTTTTAAATGAAGAGTATGATATGGTTCAGGCTGCTTTGTATGGCATAGATAAATTTATCAAGGAAGAAAAGCCATACTTTGAGCATCTTGAAGAATTTGAGCGTGCTGTTGACGATTATATAACAGAACCCACGGATGATGATAGCACGTCGCTTGGTGAGGTTCCCCAAGAGTCTGAAAAGGGCTCTATTAGACCTGGGTGGATCCGTGGTCCTTATGGCATGAGTATAATGCATAGGGTGTAGCATGGACCTTCTATATTTTGTGCTTGTCTCTTATGGTTTAACACAAATTTTAGTACACGGAACAATCTTTAATTCCGTTAGACCAACAAAAGGCAAATTAGGAGAATTATTCCATTGTCCAATGTGTCTCGGTTTTTGGGTCGGGGCATTTTTATTTGGAATTAATAGGTATACAGAACTATTTACATTCGAGTATACTTTCGCTAATCTTTTTATTTTAGGCTGGCTGTCATCTGGGACTTCATACATCTTGAGTATGATATTTTGTGACAATGGTATACAAATAGGAGTTAACAATGAACAACTGGACAAGCAAATGGATGCTACAACCCGTTAGGCGATGCTGCAAGGGCTCTTAACTATGAGCAAACTATTATTAACAGAATATTATGAACTATGCCCTAACGGTAAGTGTGACGATCTTCTAACAGAAGAAGAAAAGAGGATGGTTCGCGAAGATAACGCTATGTTTTTAACGGGCGTTATGCAGCGAGCAAATCATCTTAATGGAAATGGGCGTATTTATAGTCGCCCCATTTTAGAACGGGAAGTAGAAAATTATGGTAAGCTTGTTCGCGAGCGAAGAGCCCTGGGCGAGCTTGACCACCCCGATGCAGCGGTTATCAATTTAGCAGCCGCTTGCCATCTTGTAACAGAAGTGTGGTGGGATGGCGATGCTGTCATGGGCAAGGTACAGGTTTTGAACACTCCATCTGGCAAAATTTTAAAAGAGCTTGTTAGCTCCGGTGTTAAACTTGGTATATCTTCCAGAGGCATGGGCTCTGTTCATGAATCTAACGGACAAACGATTGTTGAAGATGACTTTCAATTAATTTGTTTTGATTTTGTGTCTGAACCTTCCACCACTGGTGCTTTTATGATGAAAGAAAATAAGCAATCAAATATTATCACAAAGGCAGATCGAATTAACAGAGCCCTTAATAGCGTTTTGAGAGACAAATGAAAAAATCAGAATTGAAGCAGGTTCTTAGACCGCTTATAAAAGAGTGTATTAAAGAAGTGATATTTGAGGAAGGTATTTTATCTAATATTGTTTCTGAGGTTGCACAAGGACTTGGAGGTAATACACTTATTGATTCAAGACAACGTGTTGTCCAAGCTGCACAACAGGGTGAACAAAAACAACACGAAGAAAAGATGGCACGACAAGCAATACAGGAAACAAGAAAGAGAATGTTAGATACTATTGGAGCCGATTCTTACAATGGAGTGGATCTCTTTGAAGGCACCACACCCACGCTTCAAGATTCAGATAACACTTCCGCCCTTGCAGGAGTTGATCCTAGAGACGCAGGCGTTGATATCAATAAGATTTTTGGAGGGACCGGAAAAAACTGGTCGCACATGTTTAAATGAGCAAAACAGTTAATGTCTCAATCAAGCCGTTGAGAAAAGACAGTCCAGAAAGAATGATTAGAAGATTTACTCGAAAGGTTAAAAAGCTCGGTATTTTAGACGAGGTTAAAAAAAGAAGATATTATAAAAAGCCATCCGAGATCAGAAGAGAAAAAGCCATTCGTAGAAAACGAGAAATAGCAAAATTAGAAAGAAAAAAGAAATAATTAGACACTAATTATATAGAGCAAAGTAGGAGTTTATAAATATGGGCGCAGATCCTTTTTACAGATACAAATCAGGTGGACGAACTCGATCAGTTGTTAATTTAGCTGATCGTGGTGCGGTGGGAACGATTGCGTATACCTTTACAACCACGACTTCCGCCCCCGCCTCTGCGGAAGATGGATATGCCAATCCTGGACTCCAAAAGAATTTACATATGATAATTAAGAACAACAGCGCTGGCACATGTAAATTCCAAGTTTATGGATATCATTCTTTTGCAGGACAATGGGGTGTTCTACAAATTATGGATCCTGCTGACGGCGGCAACAATCTTATGGAATGGACAGTACTTAATGATTCAGATGAATATACTGTAATCCCAATTGAGGGCATCGAAAGGATTGCTGTTTCGTGCAGCGCCTATGGCAGCGGTGGCAGCGTTACTTGCTACCTGGGCGCAAACACAATATAGAATATTTGATCGCCAAAGCCTTCTAATAAGTAAAAGCCCTACATACAAATCTTAAATAAGAGATCCCTTATTGCCATTTGCTATCTATTTATATTGACGAATAATATATATTATAGGAGCTTTCATTAATGGGCGAATTTGGATGGGCATATGTAAAAGGGGCACTAACGGCTAGTGGTCCTACTGGATCTATACAGTTTAAGGACGATCAGGCAGAAGATGGCACCACTGGTCTAACAGGTAGTGCCGCTTTGCTGTTTGTCACCGGGAACACGCTCGATGATCTCGATGGACCATACGAACTTCGGCTTACCGGGACTTTCACTGTTCTAGGAGATTCCTTTCTCTCTGGGAACCTCACCGTTTTAGGTGATACCACAACCATATCTGCAAGTAACCTTATCATTGCCGATCCTGTAATTGGTCTTGGGTTTGGAACTGGTTCAGCACACACAGGCGCGGTCGGTGATCGCGGATTCATTTTCGGTCTTGAGGGCGACCTTAACCAAGCAATGATTTGGGATCAAAGTTCCGCATCCTTTGTTATTGGAAAAGTTGGAGAGCAAGCACCAAGTAAAGATCCTGGCCAGGGAGCAGGCGCAGATTATGATATCCGTGGCGACGAACTCGGCGTTTTAAAGGTCGGAGGACTGATAGGCTCTGGAACCACCGATGGAGGTCTTCGAAATAGTGGTTTTATACACGGATGCGGTGTTACATCAAGTGGCGAGATTCTGGCATCTGGTAATATACGATCCACCTTCGGAGGATTCCTGTCGGGCGGTCTGGGTTACTTCAATAAGCAAGTTAACATGGCTGACAACCTCCGTGTATCTGGAACCGTTTTCCTTGGTCACGGACAAGGTGAAGCAGCCATGGCACCTGCCGTATTATTGCATCACAATGTAACAGGCGCTTTATGGGTAACGTCAAGTCATTGTAGTAAGTTCTCTGGCTCGTTATCAAGTTCTATTGAGCTTTTTGGCTGGCAGATAAGAACCAGTGGAGATCTTATAGCTTCTGGTGCCGTCTCCGGTGGAATAGGCTACTTCAATAAACAAGTTAACATGGCTGATAACCTCCGTTTATCTGGAACTGCTTTTCTCGGTCACGGTCAGGGCACTACAGGTATGGCACCTGCCGTGTTATTGCACCACAATGTAACAGGTGCCCTGTGGGTAACTTCAAGTCACGCCACCCGCCTGTCAGGTGCTGTTGCCATTACTCATATGCATCCAGGAACCAATACTCTTGATATCGCGGGTGGGAATACAACCACTAACGTTGTTAATATTGCTGCCGATGACTGTTTGACGACAGGAAAGGCGCTCTTTATCGATCATAACGATGCGGCTACTGGCAATTCAACGAAGAGCACCGTTCACATTGATTTTGACAGAGACGGTAACTCAGGACCAGGAC